GTCTATCAATATTAACCTAGAAACGGGAGAGTATGGTCATCAGGAAGATATCAGTGGGTCATGACTATAAGAATTCTATGAACTACTTGGTTGGTCAGTCTATCTTAAATAACAACTATACGATAGAGGAAATCAGCCACGAGAGTGATGGATCTGTATCCATTTGGATTAGGAACACAGAGAGAAATGAGATATTGCGTTGGAAGAGATTTAACTCAAATATGCCAGTGTCTTTTGAGTTCAATATAGATTTTTAATGAAGTCTACTTTCTATTTTTTAGTCATCCCATTGAACGGGGACGAATTCATGCGTCAAACAAAAGACGGCTTGATTGTCAATGCCAACATTGACGACCATAAGTCAACGCAAAGATTGGCTAAGGTGCTTGCTTGTCCAGAAGGAACGGGTGTAGAAGAGGGTGATATATTGCTTGTACATCACAATATCTTTAGACCGTATTACGACATGAAGGGTAGACTAAGAAAGAGCAGCAACCTAGTAAAGGACAAGTTGTATTATGTCGAACCAGAGCGTGTATATATGTATATCCGTGATGGAAAAGAATACGTCTTTGGAGACTATTCATTCATAAAGCCAGTCAATAAGGATATGGATGGCTTCCAATATTCAACTAATGTGGAAAAGGAGATGATTGGTGAAGTAGCATTGATTGAGCCTTCGTTCTCCGAGCAAGAGGAGGTTAGTATTGGCGATGTCATTACATTTACGAAGGACAGCGAGTATGAGTTTAGGATTAACGATGAGCGGTTCTATCGTGTACCAACTAAAAACATAGTAGCAGTATTATGAGCAAGAAGACAAGAGAAGAAATTATCAAAGCTGGTGAAATAGCCGTCAAGGAACTTATACGGGTTGCTAAGGAAGAGATTATCACTGGCGATCCCAATAACGAACTAGCGGCAGATAGGTTAAAAAATGCAGCAGCAACGAAGAAGCTTGCTGTGTTTGATGCCTTTGACATTCTGAACAGAATCGAAGAGGAGCGCAATGTCCTAGAAGGAAATGACTCTCCTAAGAAAAACGACAACAACAAGGGGTTTGCTGAGAAATTCAGTCGATGAAGGAGTACGCTCTTTATAAGATCAACAAGAAGGCTATATCTGAAGAGATTAAGGCAGCAAAGAACAAGGAGAAGTCTTGGGTATATGGCTATGACGAAGAGCATGATGTAGTTGTCATATCCAAGGATGGTACTATTGGTGATATCTATGAGATAAACTCACTGAAGATAGCATTGCCTTCCACTCCTAAAGACTTGCCGCAAGGAGAGAACAAGTGGGTTCCAAACGAGTACCCAAAAGAACTAGCAAAGATTAAGAGCATATTCGATTGGAACTCGAAACCAAAAGACTTTAAGAATACATGGGTTAATTTTATCGAGAACGAATTTGACAAAAGAGAATATGGCCATTGGTTTATTAACAATAACATACCTACTTATATTACGGGCAGTCATTACATCTATCTACAATGGACGAAAATTGACGTAGGCTTGCCAGACTTCCGTGAGTCTAACAGAATCTTCTTTATATACTTCGAGGCTTGCAAGGCAGACAAGAGGTGCTTCGGTATGATTTACCTAAAGAACAGACGTTCTGGTTTTTCTTTTATGAGTGCTGCTGAGATTGTCAATCAAGCAACAATGTCTAAGGATGCCAGATTTGGCATCTTGTCTAAAACGGGTGATGACGCAAAGAAGTTATTCACGGATAAAGTCGTAAACATATCCAACAACTACCCGTTCTTCTTCAAGCCCATACAAGATGGTATGGATCGTCCTAAAACTGAATTGGCATACCGTGTGCCTGCATCTAAGATCACCAAGAAGAATATGTCTAGGCTTGATGATGACACCATGGATGGCCTTAACACTACCATTGACTGGAAGAATACGGCAGACAATAGTTATGACGGTGAGAAGTTAAAGTTGCTCATCCATGACGAGAGCGGGAAGTGGATGGTGCCAAATAAAATTCTAAACAACTGGCGTGTTACTAAGACTTGTCTTCGATTGGGTAGTAAGATCATTGGAAAGTGCGTCATGGGTTCAACGTCAAACGCCCTTGATAAAGGTGGCGCTCAGTTCAAGAGCTTGTATGAGGACTCTAACCCAGCAGACCGAAACGCTAACGGGCAGACCAAGAGTGGCTTGTATCACTTGTTCATTCCAATGGAGTGGAACTTTGAAGGATACATAGACCAATACGGAATGCCGGTATTCCATACTCCCAAAAACCCTATTCGTGGTGTTGATGGCGAGATGATAAAGATGGGTGTTATTGACTATTGGGAAAACGAAGTGGAGTCTCTCAAGTCAGATGCCGATGCATTAAACGAATTCTATCGCCAGTTTCCAAGGACCGAGTCCCATGCCTTCCGAGATGAGAGTAAGGCAAGTATATTTAACTTAACCAAGATATACCAGCAGATTGATTACAATCAGTCTTTAATAAAAGACAGGGTGTTGACTCGTGGATATTTTCATTGGAAGGATGGCAAGAAGGACACCAAGGTAGTTTGGACCCCTGACAACAAGGGGAGATTCTTAATCAGTTGGTTTCCCCCATCGCACATGATGAATAATGTCATTAAGCGTGGAGATAGTTTTTATCCTGGCAACGAGCACATTGGTAGTTTTGGCTGTGACTCTTATGACATCTCTGGTGTTGTTGGTGGTGGCGGATCTAACGGTGCCTTACACGGCATGACAAAGTTCCATATGGACGATGCTCCTAGCAATCAATTCTTCCTTGAGTATGTGGCAAGACCACAGACGGCAGAGATATTCTTTGAGGATGTTCTAATGGCTTGCGTATTTTACGGGATGCCAATGCTTGCGGAGAACAACAAGCCACGACTGCTGTATCATTTTAAGAGCAGAGGTTATCGTGCTTTTGCGATGAACCGACCAGACAAGGAGAAGCACAAGTTATCTAAGACAGAGAAAGAACTTGGTGGTATACCTAACTCATCAGAGGATGTCAAGCAATCGCACGCATCTTCTATCGAGACTTACATTGAGAAGTTTGTTGGTCTTGATTTAGAAGGCACATATAGGCCAAGTGATGAGATGGGGTCAATGTACTTCACTAGAACTCTTGAGGATTGGGCGAGATTTGACATCAACAATCGAACGAAGTTTGACGCAACTATTAGCAGTGGTTTAGCCATTATGGCCAATTATCGTCACCAATATGTACAAGAAAAGAAGCAATCAAAAATAAGTATTAAATTTGCAAAGTACGATAATAAGGGCAATACTAGCCAAATAATAGGATAATGGACAAAAAAACACTCGTCCCATATGTGACCTTCCCTAACAATACTGCTACGGAAGAAGAAAAAGCGTCTAAGGACTATGGGCTTCAAGTAGGTCAATCTATTCAATACGAGTGGTTCAAGCGATCCTCAAATAGCTGTAGATTCTACGACCAATGGATAGAATTCAATAGGCTACGACTTTATGCTCGTGGTGAGCAGTCTGTGGCTAAGTATAAGAACGAACTGGCAATCGATGGGGACTTATCGTACCTTAACCTCAACTGGGAGCCAGTTCCTATTATACCAAAGTTTGTTGACATTGTCGTCAATGGTATCTCCAATCGTCTGTACGATGTAAAGGCACAAGCCCAAGACCGTCTGTCTTCTAAGAAGCGCAACGACTATCGCAGAATGGTTGAGGCTGATATGTTGGCTAAGGATTTGCTGAGTCAAATCAAGCAAGACTTTGGTGTTGATGCCTTCAATGTAAACCCAGATGAATTGCCTGAGAACAATGACGAGTTAAATCTGTATATGCAGATTAACTATAAGCCAGGCATTGAGGTTGCTGAGGAGCAAGCCATTCGTACTATTCTTGGAAACAACTCATACGAGGACATCAAGAAGCGCATCGACTATGACTTGACCGTCCTTGGTATTGGAATGGTCAAGCACACTTTCAGCACTAATGGTGGTGTTAAGATTGACTATGTCGATCCCGCTGATGTGGTTTACTCTTACACAGACTATCCTACATTTGACGATTGTTTTTATTTTGGTGAAATCAAGCGTGTCCATATCTCAGAGGTTAAGAGGATGTATCCTTTCTTGACAAAAGAGGACATTGAGGAGATTTCAAACTATGCATATACCTGGTATCAAGATTATGGTGCTGTCCGCCCTTATATTGATAGCGTCTTTGAGAAAGAGGTTGTCAACTTGCTTTATTTCAATTACAAGACGGATAAGCGTTTTGTTTTCAAAAAGAAATACCTAGACAACGGAGGCGAGCGTGTCATCCGTAAGGACGAGCGGTTCAATCCACCAACCGATGAGCAAGAGCGTTTCGAGCGAATCGATAAGGTGATTGATGTTTGGTACAAGGGAGTAATGGTTCTTGGAACCGACAAGCTACTTGAGTGGGACATGATGAAAAACATGGTTCGCCCCAAGTCTGCTTCACACATGGCATACCCCGAGTATGTTGCTATGGCTCCTCGTATGTACAAGGGCCGTATTGAATCTTTGGTTCGCAGAATGGTTGGTTTTGCGGACTTGATACAGTTGACGCATTTGAAACTACAGCAAGTGATTGCTAGAATGGTTCCAGATGGCGTTTATATCGATGCTGACGGCCTTAATGAGGTCGACTTGGGTAACGGGTCCAACTACAACCCAGAAGAGGCTCTAAGGCTCTATTTTCAAACGGGTAGTGTTATTGGTCGTTCATTCACTCAAGATGGTGAATTCAACAACGCCCGTATTCCTATCCAAGAACTTGGAAAGAGTTCTGGTCAAGCCAAGATTGCTAGTCTGGTAAACTCATACAATCACTACATGAATATGATTCGTGATGTGACGGGACTTAATGAGGCACGAGATGGCTCTACTCCAGATCCCAATGCTTTGGTTGGTGT